TTAGGATCTTTTCCTGTAAGTAATTCAGCTATAGTTAGAACAGTTCCTAAGTTTCTACCAAATCCAAAATTTGATTTAGCTGACATACCAAACATAGAATGGACATCTTCTACCCAGATCTTACTAGACTTTAATGCTAGTCCTTCTGTATGTAACCAATTCCATGTGTCACAAATACTATTCTTTTTTAAATCTAACAGGGCAACGCTGTCTGGATTCGAAGAATCCAGTACAGCGATTGCCCCATTAGTCCCCGGATCTATACCTGCTATTAACATGGTATACTCCTAATTAAATAACGATCCTTGTTTATCGTTATTACTATTTGCAGGAGTACTACCCATAATATCAGCTGCAGAGTTAGGCTTACTTTTACTGCTTTTATCAATTACATTACCAGTATTTTTAGCAGCCCATTTATCAAACATTACAGCATCTGTATTGTTTTCAATTTCTTCAGCTGTTTTACCATCACAATTTCCGAAGAATTTGCAGTTATTTACAGTACGTGTTTCTCCAGTAGATTCGTAATTTCCATTACTACCTTTAGTCATTTTATCTTCAACGACTTGATGTACTGCTACTTTAACGGGTTTGTTAATTAAGCCCATTACTACTGGTCGTTCTGTAGGAACTTCTTTCTTTTGTTCTACGTTATAGATATTAACAGTCTTCTTCTCACTAGATTTCATACATGCATCTAGATCTTCGCCTGTAGCAGCTATACACATAGAGTTAGCTAAAGAATACCCAGGTAATGGATAGTTCTTACCATCTTTAGTAAAGTAAGTTTTATTACCTTTAGCTTTTCCAGATTTAATCCAGAATGCTTCTCGAAGTTCTTTGCCATCAGAATTTACGATAATAACATTCCAGCTTACTGCTTCTGATGCAGATTGATTAAGATAAACCATCTTAACAACTGCGTCATATACTCCTGATTCCCATGCAAATCCACCGCCTACTCGTTCAATAGACTGTTTCTCTACATCTTTAGGGAGTTCCCATTCACTCATAGTTATTTCCTTTATTTTTAATCGTTATTAAAATTGAATATACCCCACAACTATTTAGTAAATCTTTGTAGGATATCCTCATTTGTCATCGCCTTTTGTTTCTCCAAGTATTCATCTAATATTTTAGTGAATTCTTTAAGAGAAGTTCCTGGCTTAAGTTTTAGTGTTTCTGCTGCTACTTCTTGGACAATTCCTATACCCATTTCTGCTGCTACAAATACTAGTTGTTGATGGATAAGGTCATGGTTAAACTTATCTGAATTAGTTAGGTCTACCATTATAACTCCTTGTTTTTTTAGGGGGTTACTAAGGCAGTAGTAGTAGACAGAGGGAGATTAATGTCTATATATTTACTACTGCCCCAGCGGGTCGAAGGTTAACATGCCTCCCTCCTTCATCATAGAAGGGAGGACTAGTGGTTTGTAACGCTTCCGTTAAGATAGATTCTATATAGGAGGAGGAACCCATAAGGAGGGCCTATATAGATCCACCTAGAATTATACTATAATAGATAGAATTGATTTTAAAGTCTTTAAATAGGCAGAGTCATGAGCTACGCAACTGTATCTGTGACTCTTTTAAGGGTACATGCGCCTAGGACTAGCTCTTTACCCACCATTTTTACTTGTAGTACTCATGAAGGCGGTTAATGACATTTTGAAGGTTATTATCTATATAGGTCTCCTTCATATCCCACATACCCATAGGAGCTCTCATGCGCTCATTTACAGTCTCTTTAGTTAGTCTAGTTTGATAGACATATTTAAAGCCGTTAGCTTTATCTTCAGGCGTAACTGTATATAATGGAGATTTGGCTATGTCATTGGTTAATTTGGTTAAAGGCATCTTTTTAGTAGATATTACGGTAGTAAAGAAGCTCTCAATTCCTTGGTTCATTAGAGATCCCTTTACTTTAACTATTGTTTCGTTAATCATTTCTGCCTCATTTAGGACATCTGAGGTATGAGCTAGAAATACAACGTTTTTAGTAGATTTAGCTACTACTTGAGACATTAGTTGCTTCATGTATTGAGCATACTGTCCCCAAGCTTGCATTGTATTACTAGAATTAAGTACTTTAGTACTTTCATACATGTCCATTAGATACGTAAGTGTATCAATTACAATAGTGTGGACATCTTTCATTTTTTCAGCTTCATTAAAAGCTTCATATACTTGGGTTGGGTCAGTAATAGTAAGTTCTTTAAATTTTGTTTTAAATGGTAATTTCTTGCCATTTTCACAATTTAAATATATTACTCCTTCAGGGTTATCTAGAGCCATTAAGCTAGCACTTTTACCGGAGCTAGATTTGCCTGAAATTAATACTAAATGGTTATTGTTCATCTGTTAATCCTCGTTTAGTTAGTTCTTTACTAATTGATTTAATAGTACTTTGCCTAAATTGTTCTTCTGGTAATGGTATATCTAAGGAATTATTAAATATTTCCAGTTTCTCCACAATTTCACCTAGTTGTAAGCCTGCGTCAATCATTACCATTCCATATCTGTAAAGATGATTGGCTCTATTACCTTTTGAAGTATGAGTCTTAAACCACCTTTCGATGTTGCCCACCCCTGTTGCACTAATTTGTGCTTTTGTTTCATCAGAGCGTTTAGTTTCAGGTATGAACATTGTCGCGTCTATTACGCTTCCTTGATTGTATTCGTATTGTCCTGGGTGTGAAGCCCATTTTCTAGCTATATCTTTAGCAGCTTCATCTACTGGAAATGGTAACCATTCGAATACGTTAGACATAAACCGAGAATACTCTATATTTGATAATTTTAATCTATGAGAAAGAGGTAGAATTAATCTAAATCTATTTAATTCTGGAGTATGTCGTTTAGTTGTAGAGATTAAGAATGAATAGTCTTCTAATAATACTTTGACTGTTGAGATACTAACATCTCCATCACAATCTAAGATTAATAGATCAAAGCCTGGAATAGCATTCTCATTCTTTCTATGGCCATTAATAAAGCCATGAGCTGTATAGTTATAGCCTTCAGCTGTTGTTAATTTATAGAGTTTATCAAAGGGTGGATGATTTATTTTATAATCATGAGCTATGTCAGTACTAATAGCTGTTGTTAACTGATCTAAATCAGTTTCAATTAATGTCTCTCCTATAAAGAATTCGATATTATCAATTGATCGTTTCTTTATAATAATATTATTTTTATATCCAAATGACATTGCTAGTGTCATTAGATCTTTTCGTTGTGTTTCAGAACCTTTATAGAATGGAAGTTCTTCAATCAGTTCATGTTGAGTAACTTCATTATCACAATCAGCTAAGTAATGAGCTAGTCGTTCATAAGGTCCTTGTTTACGCATTAATGTATGAAAAGCTTCCCCTGAATCTTCTACAACATTAATTGCGTAATCTAAATGATCTTCTGTAATATCAGGTGAATTATCTGCAAATGCATAAGCTCCCGCTAATTTAAGAGCTTTATAGTATCTATGTATCATTTCTGCTTTATGTATAGTTTGATGATCTTTAAAACTATCAGACTCTTCCTCGCACTTCATTTGATATTCAATTAAGTGGAGGGAGTTCTCTTTAGACATTTGAAGTACAGGGTTAAATGGTCTTTTAGCTAGATCAGTAAATGTTTGTTGAATACTGTAAATACTAGTAGCTAAATTTAAATCAACCATTTGTTGATAACGTTCCTCTGCTGATGCGTATTTAGTTCTATGATTATCTACGGTATACCCAAATAATAATCTTCGTGCATACCCAGTTTCTAAGAACTGCTTGAATTCATCTTCGATACGTCCTCCATCTAATAATTTAGTAGGAGTCCCAAACATCATTAAGTTAGTGGGAGTGTTACCTGGGAATTCAGCCGATCTAATATTATCTGTAGTATTTTTAATTAGTTTTTGTTTGATCATTCCTACGTCATACAATTCTAAAAATGAGTTCAATACATCTATATTAGCTGACATGTTAGATCCAACTTCGTCTAGTTCTAGATTCATAGAACCTGCGCCAGCTAATAGTAGTTTTTCCCTCATCTGTTTAACAGCTGGTGTAGTACCACTGTCAAAACTAAAG